AAGTCAAGGGCGCTGTTTCCGGTCTGTTCAGTCTGCTGGCCACAAACCCGTTTGTGCTGGTCGTGGCGGGCATTGTGGCACTGGTTGCCGTGTTTGTCGCCCTCTGGAACAAATCCGAAGCGTTCCGCAATTTCTGGATTGGGCTGTGGGATGGCATCAAGGGGGCTGTTTCGACTGCGGTTTCCACCGTGCAAAGCGTACTTGCGGCCATGCAAGCGGGCCTTTCTGCCGCGTGGGATGGTATCAAGAGCGGCGTACAAACTGCATGGGATGCCATAGTAAGCACCATACAGAATACCATGACCGCGATACAGGACGCGATCACCAACGCATGGAGCGGCATCCAGACCGCAGTGAACACCGTGACAACGGCCATTGCTACGGGCCTGCAAACTGCGTGGGCTGGCATCACAAGCGCCGCTACTGCCGCATTCAGCGGCCTGCAAGCGGTATTTTCAACGATCTGGAATGGTATCAAGAATGTCGTAACCACCGTTGCAAACGGCATTGCCAGCGGCCTGCAAGCGGTCTGGGCTGTCATTGGCGGCGGCGTGACAACCGCTTTCAATGGCATTGTGCAGATTTTTACAAATATCTGGAATGTCATCAAAACAACGGTGCTTGGCATTGTGCTTGTGATTTGCGATCTTATCACCGGCGATTTTAATATGCTGGGCAGCGACATTTCCAACATCCTGTCTTTGCTGTCTACGGCCATATCCGACATCTGGAATGGCATAAAGGCTGTTGTTGAAGGTGTTGTCACCACACTTGTCAGCGGTGTAACTGCCGCATGGAACGGCCTTCTTCTTATCATAAGCACGGTATGCCAGACAATCAGCACCACCGTTCAAACTATCTGGACGGGTATTCAGCAAACCGTCAGCAGCGTCATGGACGCGATCACGGCATTCGTGCCTGCCGCTTGGAACGCAATTCTGTCTGCCATCATTGCCACAGGTAACGCAATAGCGGCAGGCGTAAAAGCGGCTTGGAATGGCATCAAATCCTTCCTGTCGTCCACCATGACCGCCATCGGCACGGGGATTTCTGCCGCGTGGAACGGATTCCTTACCACCGTTTCCGGCTTGTGCCAGACGATCAGCACCAATGTTCAAACCATCTGGAACGGCATTCTTGATTTCTTCCGCGCTCTGCCGTCCACGCTGGCAACGCTGGGGCGCACCATGTTCCAGCGCATGGCTGATGCAATTAAATGCATGGCCGGCACAGTCTACAGTGCTGCTACAGGCTGCATCAACAAGGCTGTGGACTTCATCAAGGCGCTGCCCGAAAAGGCGCTTGGATGGGGCAAGGATTTCATCAACGGATTTGCAAAAGGCATTGCCAATGCGGCAAGCGCTGTTGTGGACAATGTGCGCGGCCTTGCCGATGACATCCGCAGTCTGCTGCATTTTTCCCGTCCCGATGAAGGGCCGCTGCGCGATTACGAAAAGTGGCCTGTGGACTTCATCCACGGTTACGCTGATGCAATGCGCAGTGCCATGCCGTACTTGCAAAAGACCCTTGACGGCATCACCGCAGGAATGGCAATCATGGTAAACGGCCCGCAGCTTGCAGGCGCAGGCGCGGCCCCGGTTCCCACCACGAAAACCATCAACTACAACCAGACCATCAATGTGACAAGCCCCGACCCGGTATCCCCCGCAGAGACGGCGCGGGCGACCCGCATTGCAACCCGCGATTTGATTTCCAAAATAAAGGGGTGATACAATGCGAAACTTCCTGCTTGTCTGTGATAACGGCAGCGGCGAGAAAATCACAATCGGCTACCGCTGGCCGCTCTGGCTGGACGCTGTTGACGGTCTGACAAGCTCTGATTTTGACGTTGATACAGAAAAAGGCAACGATCAGGACGGCGAACACTACAAGTCCAGCACAGCCGTGAAGCGCAACATTGTAATTTACTGCTGGGTCAAGGATAACATTCAAGCTATGCGGGAAAAGTTATACAGCTATTTCCCGCGCGGTGAGACCGGCACACTGTATGTGACAGATGAGGGCATCACGCGCAAAATTGACTACAAGCCCGAATTTGTCCATGTTGACCCAACAGGCCAGCAGCGCAAAGTTACAATCAGTTTGGTGTGCCCCGACCCGAAATTCAAGGCTGTGACGGATGACCGCGTTGAAATGGCGGTGTGGGATGGCCTGATTGAATTTCCCGATGATGTGCTTGAACTGCCTGCCGAAGAATTTGAAATGACAACAAAGCGTGCCAACTTGGCTGTTGCCGTTGAGAATGCAAGTAATGTTGCGCGCGGTTTGACAGTGCAATTCATTGCAACAGGAACCGTGACGAACCCCAGCTTGTTTGAAGTGCGCAGTCAAAAGGGATTCAAAATCCGCTGTCAGATGCACGCGGGCGATGTCCTGACCGTCACGACAGGATTCAAAAACAAACGAATCATGCTAAAATCGGACGGCGTGGAAAAAGGCGCAAATAACATGTGGGTATTCGGTTCAACATGGTTGCAGGTCGAACCCGGCAGCAATGTGTTCCGTTATGATGCGGAAAGCGGCGTTGACAATTTGGATGTTGTTATGTCCAGCACACCGGTATTCTGGGGGGTGTAGCCTATGGAACTGTATGCCTACCGCGAAAACGGCGAATTTATCGGAACCATTGACTTCTACACATCCCTGCGCTGGCGGCGACAGTATTGGACTGCCGGAGAAGTTGAACTGCATCTGCCCGCTACCAAAGAAAACCTTGCCGCCATCAAAGCGGGCGTTATCCTGCGCAGGGTAGGTTACACCGAATCCGCCCGCATTATGGGCATCAAAACCAAAGGCGGCGAGATCACCGCCTTTGCGCGGATGCTTGAAATATATTTTTCGATGGCCTATGTCATCGGAACGAAATCCTTCACGGGCACGCCTGCCGAAATCCTTTGCCAACTGGCCGAAGATGCCCGCGAATCCGTGCCCGAACTGGTCGTTGACAAAACGGCACTACCCAGCGGCGCAAAAATCACGATTCAGCTGGACTTCAAGAACACGCTGAAAGCCATGACAGCCGTTGCCAAAGCCTACGGACTGGGCTTCCGCCTGTTATTTTCCGAAAACCAGCAGTTCACCTTCCAAGTGTACGAGGGCACAGACCGAAGTGCCGATCAGACCGACAACAACATTGTGTATTTCACCGATGAATTTCAGAACTTCATCGACCCGGAATACAGTTTTGACGAATCCGACTACTGCAATGTAGCCTATGCGCGCGGCAGTGACGGCAAGGTTGCCTGTATTGACCGTTCCAACGGCGGGCGCAAGCGCGTCTGCTTTGTGGATGCGTCCAGCATCACGCCCGATGACAAAACCGAAGCGGCCTATCTGGACGAGCTGAAAACACAATGTGGTTGGGGCCTGTTCGACCACATCAAAACGAAATCTTTCACGGGCACTGCCGTGAACATTGAGAACTTCGCCTATATGCAGGATTGGGACTTGGGCGACATCGTTACAACAGGCGATTCCAGTATTGGCATCACCATGAACGAACGTGTTACCGAGGTTGAAGAAGTCTATGAAAAAGGCAGTGTCACGATCTACCCGGTGACGGGCAAAACAAAATCCGAAACTTTGAATTTGGAGGACATCTAAATGGGAGAATGGAGCGGCTTTTTCCCGTCGTCCGGCGGCGACAGGAAGTACAAAACAGCCCACATTGCCGCGATCACCGATGCGCTGTTCCACTCTGGCGTGTGCCAAAACGATGATCTGACGCTTGCCCCGGCAGGCGCCATGACCGCCGCACTGGGCGCGGGCCGCGCACTGGTAAATGGCTACCACTACCAGAACGACAGCCCCTTAACGCTTACATTCGGCTATGCTGACGGCACGCTGGCGCGCATTGACGCGGTCATGCTGCGGCGGGATGTCAATTCCCGCGACATCCACGCCGTTGTTGTACCCGGTACGCCTGCCATCAACCCGACTGCCCCTGCCTGCACCCGTGATGCCGACGCATACGATTTGTGCCTGTATCATGTGCGGATTCCCGCAGGCGCTACCGCCATTACGGCATCCATGATTACAGACCGCCGCGCCGACGCTGATCTGTGCGGGTATGTCTACTGCAAGTTTTCTGGCATCGGCACATCCGTCATGCAGGCGGCAGTCGATGAAATGATTTCCGCCGTCAGTTCGGAGCTGAACCAGTTGAACGCGGGCACGGCAGTTATGACAAAAGCGCAGTACGACCCGAACGGCAGCGGTGTGGATGTAACTGCACAAATTTACAAGTGTACCAAAAGCGGCAAGGTCTACGCGCTGACAGGACACGGCGGTTTTGGCCGCTTCAAAGTCCCTGCGGCGTGGGCCAGCGGCGACACATGGACGGTAAACGGCAAGAACGTTCCCGCCTACTGCGGCGCGGATGCCGTGGACGGCGACGCAATCGTTGCGGGCCGTTGGGTGTTGTTCTCTTACGACGGAACCCAGCTAAATTTTAGCGGCGGCGGTGGGTTATCCCTTGGAAAGCTGGCACAGGCCACCGCCAAGCCCGGTCAAGTGCTGGCGGGCGTTCCGTACTATGCGGGCAACAAAGCGCTGAAAAAAGGAACCATGCCTGACCGTGGTCAAAACCAGTACGGCGGGAGCGTGGAAGCCGGAACCGACTATATAGCAATCCGTGATCTGCCTGAAGGCTACTACCACGCTGACGATGCTAAAAATGCCCCCGAAGCCCGAGCCAAGATGACAGAGTTCGGCACGGCTGGCAAGGGTGAATTGATGGCCGGGTACACCATGACCAGCAAAGAGGGCTTGCGCATTGGCGGTACGCTGATTCTGTCCGGCAACGCCGACACAAGCGATGTTCTTAGCGGGAAAGAGTTTTACACCAACGACCCCAAAACCAAAAAGAGGGGCACGCTTGCCCTGTCCGGCAGCGCCACCGCTGCTGATGTTCTGGCGGGAAAAACATTCTATAACACCGATGCCAAAAGCAAGCAAGGGGGCCAGATGGCCGACAACGGCGACTGGAGCGCAACGCTTGCGCCGGGCGGGTCTATCACGGTGCCACCCGGAAAGCACAGTGGCGGCGGCAGCGTAGTTGCCAAGCCCTTAAAGACGATCACCATGAACGTTTCAAGCTGGCCGCACGAATACCCCGCAATGGAGTGGCACTATACGCTGACAGGTGGAACGCTTGTCGGTGTCGCGTCGCTTGACGGCGGTTCCGGCGATGGAAGTAGCAACATAGTAGATAGCATTCGTATTGTGGGAAACACTATATATGTCGCAAACCGACAGGGTGGCACTCCTATACGAAATATCACCCTGCTGTATTACTAAGAAAGGGATGAACCATGGCAGAACTTATCACGATTGATGTCTTGACCCGTGCAATCACTATTCCCACCGGGCAGGAATTGTTCGGTGTCGCCGGTGACAAAAATGTTGAAACAAAGCACATCCGCATCAACGGCCATGTAACCGCCAGCGGCCTTGACCTGTCCCAAAATTTTGTTTGGCGCGTCGTTGGTAACAATGGCGGCGGCGGGCCGTTCTCCGACCCCATCGACATCACCACGCTTACATCTGATGGTTGCATTGAAATGGACTGGACACCCAGCCCCGCCGCAATGGCGCGCAAAGGCAAGCTGCATTTCAATGTGTGCGGTATCGAAGTTGATGACAGCGGCGTGTCACTGCATGAATGGCACAGCGAAATGGGCACGGGTATTGCCAAGGAAAACGCTGAAGCCCCCGTTGAGGACATCGGCGGCGCTGATCTTGTGGCGCATTTGCAGGCCATGGCCGTGCAGGTTGCAAACAACGCAAAGGTCACTGCCGATGCCACCGCCGATGTAAAGAACGCCGCCGAGCAGGTCGAGCAAGGCAAGAACACTGCCCTTGAAGCTGTGGAATCCATCATTGACAGCGCGAAGGAAGCGTCTGACGCTTCGGCAACCTCTGTTGCCGCCCGTGATGTTGCCAAAGCAGCACAGAACGCCGCCGCCCAGCAGGCCACGCAGGCCGCCCGGAGCAAGGACGCTGCGGACAAGTTGATGCAGCAGGCCAAGACATACGCCGACGAAGCGGCGGGCTATGCTGGCGCGGCAAAGTATTCTTTCGGCTATACCAGCGACGGCAGATTTGCATTTTTCGTAAACGATGAAAGCGAGGTATAAAGCATGAACCCTGTATGTTTTCCTTTTACCGATGACACAGGCAAAGAAATGCGTGATCTCATGTCGCAGCAGACGGAATTGCTGGCCGCGATTGCGGCAGGCAACGCAAGCGCCGAATTCATTGATGCGAGTTTTGGCGCACTGCTGGACGGCACGAACACTACAAAAGTATTTTGGCTTTGGTGGCCGTTGAGCGCCACCGGCGGTGCATCGAAGTATGACCGCCTGTGCCGCTTCTTTGCCATGATGGCAAAAGCCGGGTACAAACTGGCCTACACGCTGCGCTTCTATCTGGACACGGTATCTTCTGACTACACGGGTACGCCGCTGGACGATCTGGCGGATGGCCGTTCCGCCGCACCGCTTGTGACCGATACAACCACCGATGTAACCGACTGGGCCGAAGAAGATTTGATGACGTGGTACATTCGCGGTAATGCTTTGAGCCTTGCCGATGGCACTATGAACATCCTTGCGCTGGAAGGTGAACGCGAGTTTGACATCACGGGCGAAACCGCCCCCGTCTACTGCTTCTCTTTGGCGCTGTGCCTGAAAGAATGGGAAGATGCCAGCTATATGTATAACAGTTGGCGCACCTATCCCGGCAACGGCTATGTGCCGATGGCTGGTGACGTGGCCCCCGATGGCACGATGCGCGTTATGACATGGCATCCCGCCTACTGCGGCGGTCTGAACACGAAGGGCGGAATGACAAGCGGCATCGGCAAGCCGCCCATGGTCTGGGTCAGTGCCAACGCTGGCATCCCTCTGGCACGTAAAACTACCACATACGAAGGACTGTGGAACGACTGTGATCAGCAGTTTGCCTTGTCCGCATGGCGGCTGCGCCACTGGACAAAGAGCAACAGCGGCAAGTTGGAGGGCTGCACGTCCTACAATTACCAGTATACCCCCGCCGTGGCCGAAGCGAACGTCAAGCGCGTTGTGCTGACTACGGCGCAGGCCGCAAACATCCTGCCCGGTTCCGGCGTGTGTCTGGGTGAGCGCAGCGGCGAAACCAGCCCCACCACCGATAGAAACCAGTCCTACAACCACAATATTTTCAACTGGGCAAAGGTCGTCAGCGTCACATCCGAAGTTATCGGCGGCGTGGAATACGGCATTGTGAATCTGGATTTGACGGATGCCATTTCCCCGACCACTACCATGCTGCTGTCTACCATGCCTTGGCCGTCCGGCACGACGGAATGTCTGCCCGGTCATAGTGATGGCTGCATGGGCAACCTGACGAATGGTAAATACCCCTACCGCGTGGCAGGCGTTGAAATGCAGATCGGCAACTATACCGAACAACTCGACCCGCTGTGGCAGGCAAGTCTTGTTGACGATCACTGGCACTATGATGTCTATTCCTGCCGCGATTCCGAGAAACAGGCGGGCAGCATCACGGCGAACTATGAAAAGACCAGTTCGTTCGATCTGCCCAACGCCAACAAATGGAGTTGGAACTATATCCGCGCACTGAACAAACTTGCCGCTGAATCCATGAACCCTGTGAAATTTGGCGGCAGTGATTCCACCTATGTGCGGGCGGCTTTCTATTCCCCCGGTAGTGCGGGCCTGTGCGCGCCTTGGCGTTCTGGCTATCTTGGCGGCAATGGCGCGTGTGGCC